TTTTAATAGTCTAAATTGACGGATTATCATTTTTTTTGCCTGCAATTGCCCGCACGGTATTTTCATGCAGCCCAGTTTGAGCGGCCACCTTGGAAAGGTTCCGATCCTCCAAAGCATCTCTTATCCGCTGCAACTGCTCGCTGACGGTCTGCAAGATTATCTGGTCTGGTTTTTCAAGCTCTTCCATCATTGTTCCTTTTTCAACAATTGTGGTGTTGACAATCCCACACTCCGTCTGTAGTGTCAACCCCGTTGAAGTAGAGGAGTGTGCCAATGGGCATTTTAGATATGGTAAGCAAACCGGTTGATCGTCCGGTTATTGTAACGATCTGCGGCGACAGCGGTATGGGTAAGACCACACTGGCTGCCGCGTTCCCCAAACCCATCGTGATTCGTGCTGAAGATGGCCTGCAGGCTATTCCTTCCAGCATGCGCCCCGATGCATTTCCCGTTTTGGGAACGCCCGAAGACCTTTGGGAGCAGCTCAAGGGACTGATCAACGAGCCTCATGATTATCAGACGCTCGTTGTGGACAGCGTGACGGCGCTTGAACGCATGTTTACGCAGTATGTGGTCGACACCGACCCGAAGAAACCGAGGGGCATCCAGCAGGCTCTGGGAGGCTACGGCGCAGGCCGTGACGCCGTTCTGGGCATGCACCAACGCCTTCGGAAGGCGGCGGGCATCCTTGCCGACAAGCGCGGCATGAACACTGTTTTCATCGCTCACGTTGAAGTTGGTATGGAGAACCCACCGGACGACGATTCGTTTTCCAAATATGGATTGCGTCTGCATGCCAAGAGCATGCCTCCCTACGTCGATGACGTCGACGTTGTCGGGTTCCTGAAACTTGAAACCTTTACTACTGGGGAAGGCGAACGGAAGAAGGCGATCTCGGACGGCACTCGCGTCCTGATCACTTATGCAACCGCCGCCAATGTCTCAAAGAACCGCTTCGGCATCAGTGAGCCGATCACGGTTCAGCCAGGGACAAATCCTTTGGCAGATTTCATCCCAGCATTGAATGTTAAGAAGAAGGAGAAGGCCCAATGAGTTTCACTTGGGATTTGTCAGACGGCGATGACATTGCCAAGGTAGGCAGTAAGTATGAGATCGAGGGCGGTTCAATTGAGCCGATCCCGAACGATACAACCTGCACTGCCTATATCGAGCAGGCGAACATTGAGACGAACCGTGATGGTTTGCAGTTCATCAATATCCGCTGGTCGGTTGTCGCCCCGTCTGAATATAAAAACCGCAAGGTGTTTCAGAAGCTCTGGTGTCTCGACGATGACCCCCGCGCAAAAGATGCGGCGGTCAAGAAGGACAAGGCGAAGAAGATGTTGTTTGTGATCGACAGCAATGCCGGTGGCAAGATGTTCTCAAGCGGCAAGCCTATGTCCGACGCATTGCTTTCTACGGTCGCTGGCAAGCAGATGCAAATCAAGGTCATGACCTATGAAATGGAAGGCAACAACGGCAAGATGACCGGCAATTGGATTGCCGCCATTTCGCCGAAGTCAGGCGCACCGGCACCGGCCAAGAAGGCGGAGCCTGTGCAACTCGACGATGAGGTCCCCTTCTAGGGCTGGAAGGGACGGGGACGGTCGCGAGGCCGTCCCCACTTTTGTGAGAGACCAATGGAACAGCGTAGCGAAGAATGGTTCAAGGCTCGCAAGGGCCGCGTCACGGGATCGGCTGTCGGCGCGATCCTTAATTTGTCGCCGTTTTCAAATGAGAAAGATACCATGCGCCGCATGGTGCGCGACTGGCACGGCGCACCTAGAGAATTTATTGGAAGTTTTGCGACTGATTGGGGTGTTGCTCATGAAGCTGGTGCGATCAGCCAATTTGAAATGAGCACCGGCGTTACGGTCGAGAAGTGCGGTTTTTATGAATACGAGGACTGGCTGGGCGCGAGCCCAGACGGGCTTGTCGGCGCGACAGGACTGGTCGAGGTCAAGTGTCCGTTTGGGTTGCGAAACAACCCCAAGCCTGTTTTTAAGACGGCGAAGATGCAGCCGCATTATTATGCTCAGATGCAGGTCCAACTTTATGTGACCAACAGGAGCGTCTGCTATTTCTATCAGTGGGCACCAAACGGCGACGAGCTTGAGATCGTGAAGTTTGACAAGGGCTATATGGATACAATCTATAAGCCTCTCAGAATGTTTTATGAGCAATATTTAATTGAACGTGAAATGCCAAATGCAGGGAAATATTTAGATGGGCAAGCGCAGTAGTTTCAAGCGGCAAAGGCTTGATCTTTATGAGACGCCAGAGGAAGCGGTCCTGCCTCTTCTGAAACACCTTAAACCAAAGTCTTACTTTGCCGAGCCGTGCGCCGGTAATGGTGCCTTGATCAAGATATTGAGCAAGCACGGTCACAAGTGCGTTGCCGCGTATGACGTCGATCCGCAACACAAGATCGTCGAGCAGGCCGATGCCGTATTTCTCAATAAGGATGACATGAAACGTGCTGACGTTGTCATTACAAACCCGCCTTGGGGTCGAGAAGTATTGCACCAGATCATTGAGCGTTCATTCTTTTGGGGGCCGACATGGCTGCTGTTTGACGCAGACTGGATGCATACAAAACAGGCGATCCCGCATCTGAGCCGATGCCACAAGATCGTGGCCGTCGGTCGCGTCAAATGGTTTGGCAAGACACTCGGCAAGGACAATGCCTGCTGGTATTTGTTTGACGAATCCCCAACAGAAACAATTTTTGTAGGGCAATGATGCTTAGACCATACCAACAGAAAGCGCATGACGCGATCATTGACTGGATCAAGAAGACGCGCGAGCCGTGCTTGATTGAGGCTGCGACCGGCGCAGGCAAGAGCCATATTATTGCGGAAGTTGCCAACACTATTCACCGCATATCAGGCGGCAAACACGTCCTATGCCTCGCGCCGAGCGCCGAGCTAGTGATCCAGAACAGCGAGAAATATGCCGCGACCGGCAACAAGTTCTCAATTTTTTCTGCAAGCGCCGGATCAAAGTCGTTGCAGCATCCGGTCGTCTTCGGGACGCCGGTGACTGTGCACAACCGAATCAAAAAGTTCGGCAGCCAATTTGCTATGGTCGTCGTCGACGAGTGCCACGGCATCACGCCGACAATCAAATCCATTATCGAGAACATGCGCGAACAGAACCCGAACCTGCGCGTCGTCGGCATGTCGGCAACGCCATACAGGATGAACACCGGTTACATCTTCGGGCAGTGGCCGGACGGGAAGCCAGTGCCATCTCACGAGACGGACAAACCATACTTTGCCGCATGCGTCGACCGGATCACTGCTCGACAATTGATCGACATGGGTTATCTGACGCCCCCGAGGCTAGGCGCAATCCACGCCGAGAGCTACCACACGCTCGACATGAAGTTGAACAGCCGTGGCCAGTTTGATGCCGCCGATGTCGACCGCGCTTATATCGGTCACGGGCGCACGACGGCTGACATCATCGCCGACGTCGTAGCCCAGAGCCGCGACCGGCAGGGCGTCATGATCTTTGCCGCCACGGTGCAGCATGCCTATGAGTGCCTCGCCAGCCTACCGCAGGAGTTGTCCGCGATTGTGACCGGTGACACTGCAAATCAGGAACGCGCCTCCATAATTGCAAGGTTCAAGGCGCGTGAGATCAAGTATCTAGTGAATGTGTCGGTCTTGACCACGGGCTTTGACGCGCCTCACGTCGACGTCATCGCCATGCTTCGGGCGACCGAATCAGTCGGCCTCCTGCAGCAGATCATCGGTCGGGGGCTACGCCTGTGCGACGGGAAGGAAGATTGCTTGATCCTTGACTACGCCGAGAACATTGAGCGACACTGCCCAGACGGCGACGTGTTTGACCCAAGCATCAGAACGATCAAGGCCAAGGAAGAAGGCCAATACATCAAATGCAAATGTCCAATATGCGAGGTAGAAAATGAATACAAAGCGCGGCCTAATCCTTCAGGGTTCGCCATCGACCCTTTTGGGTACTTTTGTGATCTCGACGGCAAACCAATTCAGTCAGAATACGGGTACGTCCCGGCACACTATGGCAGAAGATGTAATAGTCGAGTATTGGTCGCGGGCAACCTCACTCAGTGCGGGTATAGATACACGTTTAAGCAGTGCCCGCACTGCGAGGGTGAAAACGACATAGCAGCTCGATACTGCGCCGAGTGCAAAGGCGAGATTGTAGACCCCAATGAGAAGCTCGTCGCGGCATTCAAAGAGATGAAGGCCGACCCCACGAGGCGTCAGACCGACAAAGTGATCGGTTGGGAAGTCAACAGCACGATAAGCAAGTCAGGCAGGGAGTGTTGGCGGATCAACGTCACCACAACTTACCGGTCGTTCTCATTCTGGGTTTTCAAGGAGCCCAATTGGACACAAGGGTTCCGTGATCGGTCGATGTTCCTTGCATTGGGTGGCCAGCCGCCCGAGACTATCACCTACCAGAAGGAAACCGATTCAAAGTTCTACAAGGTATATGCTTACAACAGGAAAGCAGATGAAGTTCCCAAGTGAAATAGCCGTGTACGGCGATACGCAATACAGAGGCGCATGCCCCAATGAGAGCGTCGAGCAAGTGACGTTTTTCAACCGGCTGCGCTCAAAATATCCTGCCCTGTGGGGGACGATTGCGGTGCATCCCCGCAACGAGGGGAAGCGCACATGGGCCATGGCGGCAATTGAGAAAGCCGAGGGCATGACCAAGGGCGCGTCAGATGTTATCATCCCAGGCTCGCCGTCGTTTGTCTGCAAGATCAAACGGCGAGATCATACCAAATCACAGTGGCAGGACGGTCAAAGGGAGTACTTAAATGCGGCAAGGGAAGCGGGGTCGTTCGTCTGCATCGCGCTCGGCGCGGATGCCGCGTGGGACGCTTTCACCGATTACTTGGCCGGACGGGAGACCAAGTGAAGTCATTGAGGATGTGATAAAGGGAAAAAAAGAACTTAAAGATCAGACACTTGCAATTCAATCCGCATGTTCATTTTACATTTACCTCGCAGCATGCGACATTCTTGAGTTCACAACCAAAGAGGAGAGAAGACAAGCACTAGCAACCCTTCCTGATCGGATTCGTCCATATGTTCAGGCAGAAGCGGAAAAACTTTGGAGACGTCGTTATGTTCATACTTTACGCAGGAGCGACCATCTTCGGATGGCTCACAATTCAAATGATAATCACAGCGATATACCTTGATTACAAAAACAGGCGCATTTTTTGACGCCGTAAAAAAATCAGGAGACAGACATTTTTTTGTTTACAGGGTGTTTGGCATATGCCATAAACACCCTGTCAGCAGGTGCTGACCAGATTTCAAATGGAGATTCAAATGTCAAACCGTTCCCTTATCGACCAGCTCATCGACGCCGAAGCCGCATACAAGGAAGCCAAGGCTGCCTACGAGGCTTTGCAAGAGGCCGTCGAGGCAGAATACAACATGGGCATCCATGAAGGCTCCGAGCGCGACGTTCATGTGTATTTGTCCCAACGCTCCATCACTGACTTTGAAAAGATGGAACGTCTGTATGGCGTGACCGCCGAGAAGTTCAAACTTTATTCGGCATGCAAGATGGATGGCAACACCTTCACTGTTGTGAAAGTCATCGACAAAAAGAAAAAGAAAGGGGAGTAAGATGATTAATCAATCAATCGTCTTGATGGAAGCTACGATCACGCTTCAAGAACTTGTGAATGAATATATCAATGAATTTGGGCTGGGCCCCCGACCGAGGATGGTCGGGGTGCCACCAAGCAATGCCGAGAAACAGGGCGACATCCTGATGAGCGTATCAATTGTTGATGATATGGATCGCGACAGTGTTGTCAGAGCATGCATCAAAACCGTTTCTGCAATGAATGATTTTGAAAATGAATTTGTCATCAGCGATTTATCAAGTCGCAGAGACAGACGCCGCAAGATTGAACAAATTAAATCAATCTTGCATATTAGCAGGACGTATCCCGAGAATGCGATAAAGCGTCTCAAAGGGTTGCGCCCTAAATACGAGAAGGAGAAGAAATGATAAATTTAATTATGAAAATGCTGAACCACAAAACAGCCAGCGCATCGGCAAAGATTTTGTGGATCAGGATTTACGCTGTGTATGGGTATACGTCGTTCTCAAAGACATATGAGGAGCTTGCCGAAGAGTTTGACAGCAATCGCTATACCGTTCGCGCACAAATGAAAATTTTGAGCGACATCAATGCGGCTCAAATTGAAGTAAAGACTGATATTCACGGCGGCAACACATTCAAATTGTTGCAGCCAAACAAATGGGAAAATTGATCATGCCAACAACATTGGATTATGAGCGTCTTAAACGGCGCGTTGCAGACCTTGAAGTTGAGAACACTGCATTGAAAGAGAAATACGATAGCGAGGCCCGCAGGCGTGAGGACCGCAGATGGGATATGATCGAGGCGCAGCCACTGGTTGGAACCCCTTCGGAAGAAAGACGCCTTCGTCGTGTCATTCGCGACTGGGAAGAGCGTTACGACATTTTGGCAGAATTGTATTACCGTCAAGGGAAAGCGGGGCACCCGGACGAATGGTATCAAATCAAACAGGAGAAGAAGACACAAAAATATCAACCGCAGAAATTGAGCTTATATACCAGAATCAAGAATTTCATTTGGAGAACAAAATGAACATTTTGGCTACTCGTCAAAAAACTCACGGCAACTTCTTGGAAAATGCTGGTCTGAGCCAGTCGCTTAAAGATGTAATGCGTAGCGGCAGGAACTGGCAGAAATTGACCGACATGCAAAAAGAATCGCTTGAAATGGTCGCATTGAAAATTTCTCGCATTTTAAGTGGCGATCAAGATTTCCGCGATCATTGGGACGACATTGTTGGGTATGCTCGTCTCGCCGGTG